TTAGAATCTAGCTTAATAACAACTAAAGCACGATAATTAGTTGAGCCACTGCCATGCCCACTCCGAGCAGAGATTTCATATATTCCATTAACAGGCGCAACTAATCTTCCGTTACTGTATAGGCTTCCTCTATTAACATCTATCTGGCTAAAGCTATTAATGTATGTTGTGTTGCCTTCATCAGAAATATTACTTAAAGAAAGCCCAGAAATAGCCGCGTTTCCGTTTTGACCTCTAACAGAAAACATAGGCTGGTTAGAGCCATACAATAGTTTTTGACCGGAAGTAACATTACCACTGCTGTCAATCGACAGCGCGGTGTTCGAGTTTGTCGGGTCTTGAATCTGGGAGACTTTTAATATGCTGGTCATCCGCCAATCTCCATCACAATAATAGTGCTTTGCCCATAACTAGTACCTGAAGTTTGGTAATTACCATTCATGGCAAGAGTAGTTCCGCTATTTTGATTCGCTAACTGAGCTTTGTATGTTATTGCGCTTGTTGTTGCGGGGCTATCTAAAAGAATAACAGTGTTCAACATAAACTCATAAAGTGAATTACTACTATCTGCTCCATATTGCCACGGCCAAAGATTACCACTGTTTCCTGTTATTATTGTAGAATCTCTTGCAATAGCAAATTTTGAACGGTTGTTCCACCAATTCGTTCCAACATACAAACGAGCATCTATTAATATTTTACTGCTAGTAGATGAGGGTGTAATTGATACCGTAAGAAAATCAACATAGCTTGTTGAGCTTGTGGTAGTTCTGGCGGTTGATTTTGTTTCTTTTACCTGCAAGACATGACCCGGAATATACACTCCGTTGTTTGTGGTCTTCTCATTTATTGTATCTACAAATAATGTACTCATCTCAACCTCTATCCCGCTATTTCTGTAAGCAAGAATGTTGATGAAGTTCTGGCATAGTTATCTGAGCCTCGCCTGTTCATGTACCAAGTTTCACCACTCCCAGTTAATGCCCACTGCATTTTATAAGTGATTGCGCTGGTTGAGCTTGGGCTATCTACAAACATATGACTAGCTTGGTGGAATACACTGTTTGCACCATCATAGTTTTGCATAAACACATTATGTGTATCTGCACCAACACCTTGTCCAATCTCTGTGCTACCTCTAAGAAGTTTCATCATACAACCAGTTCCTGTACTATTGGAGCATAATAAACCAAAGCTAACTTGGATTAGTATTTTACTACTTGTAGATGTCGGTGTGATTGTTGCAGTCATTGAAGGAATATCAGCGTAAGTTTGTGACGAAATACTTGAAGCCGCCGTGCTTACACTTGACTGCATCTGAATAATATGACCCGGAATGCTTACAGGCGGCGAAGTTGTGCCATTTGCGTTTTTTACTTGGTCTACATTTAGTATCGAAGCCATCTGTGCCTCACAGTATTGTTAAGTTGCCATCAACCGTAATAGTAGTTGATGTATCAATAGTTAACGGCCCAATTGCCAAGGCATTCTTGGTTGAGCCAATGGTAGTGTTCTGGTTTACAGTCTGATCATTCGTGCGGAACGCCGCTGTATCAACCGTGCTATTAGTGGTCTGAAATGACGGAGCGGTTATCTCCCCCGCAAATGTACCTCCAGAAGCCTTACTCACTGTATCAGTAACTGTAAACGCACGATAGGCGCGGATAACAAGCTCGTCATTGAGTGCCGCCGCAGATGCCAGTGTAATCGTATTTCCGTTACTGGGGGTAAAATCAGTGCTGTCGAGGTGTACACCGTTTAGATATACATCCACATCGTTACCAGAGAAGGCTAGTACCGCACCGTTAGCATCTGCACCTGTAAACGCAGTTTGACTAGCCGTGGCAGTGTACTTAAACAAACCCATCGCATAGCTGGTAGGCTGGTCTACGGCGCGACCAAAGAACCGAACAGTAATTACATCAGCATTAGCTGGAGCGGCAGAGAAGGTGAGGGTGTTGCCAAAGGCTGTATATGCGGCAGAAACGCCCGGCTCTTGCACTACGTTACCGATAGTCACGATAAGAGCTTCACCGCTTACGACAGACTGAGCAAGAGTAAAGGCTGTGGTGCTTCCGTCACCTGTAAAGGTCTGGAAGGTAATGTCACCTATGTTAGGATCTATGCCTATATATGCCATTATACTTTATACCTACGTTTTAATAATATAGTTTAAGACAATACTCGGCTGTATATTGTCGTGTGAGCCACCACCGCCAGCTGATGCCGTGCCACCGCCATATGTTCCTTGATTTCCTCCAGAATGCCCAAAACCCGCATATGAAAAGTTATGGGCAGACCCGCCCGGAAACCCAACATAACCGTGACTGTGAGAAGGAATCTCAGAAGTAGTCAGTGTGTGCGTTTCCGATCCGCCAGCGGTTCCTAATGTTGTTCCGTCAATAGTCGCGGCTGATGTTAGCCTGTTGGCGGCTGTGCCACCCATGTTGTCTTTACCACAAACAGTCCTGCCGCGAATGTCGGGTATATTAAACGTGCTGGATCCGTCTCCTACACCATAGGTAGTTCCAATCGCAGTAAATAAATCAGCGTATGTAGAACGAGAAACAGCAGATCCGTCACAATCTAACCAGCCCGTAGGCGCAGAAGAACCGCCCCAAGGAACTACTGTTCCGCTAGCGGTGCTGTCAGGAATCGCTCCAGAGGCTATACTGCTTGCTACTATTTGACTTATTGGCATCTAGGTTACTCCGGTTTAGTAGGCCATACGACATCATCGAGTGATGTGTAAGTGTCTGTGATGTTACGAAGTGCCTGTCGGTAATCAAGTTGTGCTTGGGTTGCTGTAGCGGTATCGCCTAAAACCCAGTGGTCTGTTTCTACAAGTCTTTTGGTTCTTTCTGTTCGCAACTCACTTAGCTTGTAGACAACATTCATCTGCGTACATTTAGCAAGCAAGTCAGCGTCACTAGGCGCAGTTTGTTCTGTGTCATGCCAAATCAGTGTATCACCGTCTAATGTCCATAGTGCATTAGGCTTTAATTCACTTAAAGCATTGGGTTTCCATCTATTTATTTCCCAAGTCATAAAAACCCCCTATGTTCCAAACTCAACAGCAACTAAGTTTGCCGAAGTGTGACCATAAGTAGTAAAAGAGTAGTTTATTCCTGTCCAAGTCCAGCCACCATTTGTATGAGTTTTGAAAGCTACGGTTGGATTAGTTCCACCTGCTGTTCCAATCCCCATAATACCAAAGTTCATGCCACCAGTAGCACCACCATTTAAATCAACTGCTCCAAATGCGTAATACGCGCCCCCATTTGTCCATAAGTTACTTGTAAGACGTGTGCTATCTAAGAAAATGTCACCACCAGAACCCCAGTTAGAAGAATTAGCGCCAGATACAATAGCCCCAGATGCAAATATCATTATCTGATTTCCTACTGTTACAGGGTCATCAAAAGTCAAACTCATAGCAACCGCATCATCAGACGTTGATGTAAAAGTACTGTCTCGCCTAATTTGCTTCATTTGCTTGACTACAGCATCACTAGCTCCAATTAAACTGGGCATCAGGAAATCTCCTCATAACTAATGATAATCTCAAGATCACTAGCCGCAGATGCTCCACCTCTAATTTTTGTTCCCTCTTCAAGGTAAATTGTACTGCTCTTGTCGATCAGGACGAGTGTTTTGTCTGCTGGAACAGCAATGGTATTTGCAATCTTAAAGCCAGTAGAGCCGTTGTAGTAATCAACAGTTACATCTGCGCTATTAGCGCCATCAACATTTGATACAAGAATTGTGTTGACCTTAAACACCTTTCCAGACGATGCCGCATTGGCAAGGATGTCGGTAGTTAGCGTTGTGGTCAAAGCCGCGCCTACTGTTTTTGCAGTGATTGTTGCTACATTTACTATGTTTGGTGCCGCCATATTATCCTCCAAATACCATTGCTAGAGCTATGGCCTTTCCGGGTGTTGCTTTAGTGTTATCTTCCATTCGTGCGTTAAACTGAGACAAACCCCTGTAGACAACATACACGTTGTTAGTTCCTGATGAGGGCGCGGCATCAAATGTTAGTGTAGTCCCTGTGGCAGTATAGGACTTGCCAGAACCCGGCTCCTGCTGAACATTATCAACAAATACCTCTAGCTCTTCGCTTACAGTCACGCCCTTGTTTAGCGTAAACGCAGTCGCAGACCCATTGCCACTAAAATACTGGCTGGTGGGCATTGTGAGCGTGGTCGCTGGTTTTTGTCCTACATATGCCATTATGCTATATAAGTCCCTGAAGATAAGAATGTGTGGTAAGCGTAACCGCCAGACACAACTACCGTGCCACCTGAAGCGGTTTGGCTTCCTGAGTATCTAATAATTACTATGCCGCTACCTCCAGCGCCGCCAGATCCACCAGTGCTTCCTGTGCTTGGGGAGCCACCGCCACCGCCGCCACTGCCTGTATGCGCTGTTCCAGCACCACCACTGCCCGTTCCACCAGCACCGCCGCCACCGCCGCCAGCACCACCAGAACCAGATGAGTGGTCACCTGTGTAGTCACCACCGCCACCACCGCCAGCGTAATATCCACTTGAGCCTGTTGATGTTGCTGTGGCAAAGGCAGAGTATGTATTGAGGCCAGCACCACCGTTTGGAGTTGACGAACCCGCAGTACCAACTGCACCAGCACCACCTCCACCGCCGCCGCGATAAGTACCGCCAGTAGAGGCCGCGCCGCCGTTGTTTCCTTGACCGCTTGTCCCTGACCCGCCAGCCGCTCCATTACCAGAGCCGCCGCCGCCACCAGAGCCACCGTCTCTACCTTGTGTCCCACCACCTGCCCCGCTTGGAGCGCCACCGCCGCCACCGCCTATTGCGGTACTCCCGCCAAAAACAGAATCATTGCCGTCATTACCAATTTTACCGCCAGCGCCAGATCCTCTGTTCGCTGTTTGTTGTGCGCCGCCAGCACCAACAGTTACTGTATAGCTGTAACCTTCAAGAACTTGCTTTGAAGCAACGTAAAGAAGACCCCCTGCACCGCCGCCACCAGATCCGTTACCATTACCAAAGCCAGACGCACCAGAACCGCCACCAGCTATAATTAATGCGTCAACTGCAAGAATTTTTCCTATAGAAGTAGAGCCTGTCCCTGCTGTTGATGAAACAAACCATCCCTGCGATGATCCTGAATAAACAACACTCACAACACCGCGCTCTTTTCCAAGCGCATAGTTACTAGCAGATCCATTAATATTATTCCCGTTTCTGGCGAGGGTAATAAAATTAGTATCGGCAGTAGCCGCAACATCAAGAACTTGAACAGTATGACCTTCCGAAGGTGACGCAGGAAGCGTTACCGTTACAGCCCCTGATGTAGTGTCAATGGGATACGCCTCTCCCGCAGAAGCGGTAAAAGATGCGCTTTTTAAAGACTGCCACTCTAACGAGTTAACGTTTAGTGCTATTTGATTTCTGCCAATAACACTTAAAGCCATTATGTAATCTCCAGTACAGACACAGTAACGTCAGCGGCAGATGCTTGACTTGCAGTTACACGAAGAATATCTGAGGCGTTCATCACAATCTTCTGATCGCCGCCAACAGCCACCAGTGACGATCCAACAGGCACAATTGCATCTTTTACAATGTGGACATCGTCACCGTCACTATTAATCAATTGAACAGAAACGGTAACTGAAACAGCAAGTATGTTGGCTACGTTGAGGCCAATGATAGTTGTCTCTGTTGAGGCGGGGCAAGTATACACATCAGCATTACTCGTTCCCACTCCCGTATCTGTAAATGTCTTAAACGAGTTTGCCATTTCTTACCCCAATGCAATTGCAAACGCCAATGCGTTTGGATCTTGCTCAGTTAAATTTACCGGAACGTCAGAAGCATCATTAAAAATCATTTTCTCTGAAGGCATGGTGCAAAATATTGTACGGGTTCCTGATGTCCAGTTTATTTTCTCATCACCAATCGTAAGAGCGGTGTTGTCAGACATCGTAACCGCTGTACTCAACACAATACTTGTCTGGCTGTTAACTGTAGCAATAGTCACAACGCCGGAGATTCCAGAGCCTCTGACGCGCTGTCCCACTGTTAGAGTACCTCCTTGCACGTTATCCACTGTAACGGCTGTAGAGGCGCTCACAGCGCCGTTAACGTCTGCTGTAATCTTTGTGCTACTGCTTTCTAATATTGTAGTCCTAGCCAGTGTTGTTCCAGACAAGGTATATGTGCCAATACCAACCTCAAAGGCCGTACCATCTGAGCAAGCATAATAAGTGGTGTTTCCATCACCTATTTCAGCAAAGCTATCAAAACTACCCACAGCACCAGCAAGAGTATATGTGCCAGTTCCTGTGGTTGCTGTAGTTTCTTTTACACGGTCTTTGATCGTTAGCGCCATTTTGTAGTATAGTACCTTTTTACTTCAACTCGATGCTAAGGTTACTTGCATTGATACGGAAGATATCACCGGAAGCAATTAACTTAGAAGCGTCTAGCTGTCCGACAAACAACATATTAGAACCATCAAACTTTAGTTTTACGTTGTCTGCCAATGTAACTGATGAACTTAACACAATAGCATTCTGAGATGTAACTGTATTAACTGTTACATGACCAGTAATACCAGCACCTGTTACTACATCCCCAACAGCTATTGTTCCTACGTTCCCGTCAAGAGCAACGTTTGCTGACCCGGACACCGGGCCGTTAACATCCGCCGAAGCAAAGTCTTTGTCAGCAACAAAGGCGTGAGTAACTGTGTAGTTGGCAACGCCACTTGATGGAGGAAACTCAATGTTGTTATCGTTAATAACTCTCTGAGCATCAGATATTACATTGTCACCAACAGAATGAGCGGCGGCGGTGGTTGAGGATGCGCCGCGAGTACAGCCTGTCAAAATGCTTGTCCCTGTAAAGGTCAAAGCGGTGTTGTCAGAAATTGTAATTGCTGAACTAAGAACCAAAGCGTTTTGACTTGTAACTGTGGCAACACGAACAGTGCCAGATATGCCTGTTCCTGTGACAACCATACCTACTGTTATAGTTCCTGAGTTTCCATCTACAGCTAAAGATGTAGATGAAGATACAGCGCCATTAGCATCAGCCGTAGCCGTTCCATCTTTACCAGTGTAGGTAATGATCTCTCGATTCACAACAACTGTACCTGATGTTGGAAATGCTTCCGCATCAGCTAAGATTATTGATGTATCAGAGGCACCAATAGCCACCGCCGCTGTAGTCACAGACTGTTTCCAGTTTGCGGCAGTAACTTGCTGTCTAACATAATCAGCATCTTCAGTTACAATATTAACTTCTGTTATGTTGCCGTTTTCAGCATTCGGTACTGCGGTAGCCAAACCAACGTATATACTATTGCCCGGCGTGGCAAAGGAAAGAGAGTCATTCTTGAACAAATAGTCAAGAATCCTTCTTTCCAGATACGAGGTTGCCGCATTCGTTGTAGCCATTATTCACTCCTTATGTGCGTGGACTAGTGGGCAGGCCTTGCCTGTATGCGTCATTGTTTTCTCTTGCTTCTGCGAGATCTTTCAGTCTTGAGATTGCCTCTTGGAAGCGCCCTTCATACATAGAAATAACATCTTGTTCACCCTTCATGTAGATGTACGCCTCTATCAAAGAGCCATACAGAAGGGCGTTAGGAGCATTGCTACTTAGCCATGTATATTCGTTGTTCGCTCCAGCTGTCAGACTTGCTGGCCTGTAGTAATAGTGAAGCTCAACTGTGTAATTTTGATTTGGTGTAGGCCCAAGAATAAAGTTAGCTTGGACATTACCAGCGCCTACTGTGGCAGTCGCATCAAAGAAACCATAATACTCCGGTCTTGCCTGAGTTGATTGGGCGGGGTAGGCTTCTCTAATGAAATTAACATCTTTCTCCAACAGGTAGCCTTCACTGCCAGAGGTTGTCACGAACAAAGAAAAAGGAGCCAAGAAATCACTTGGAGTGGATAGATACTCATTTCCGCTAGTTAGTGTCGATGTAGCGTTTTTACGAAAGTTCTCTAAGTCAACATTGACAAGAATACGATCTTCGGCAGAGCGAATAAACACAGGCAGATTCGTTACGAATCCTGTCTCGTCATTCTCTGTAAAGTCTTGTATGGCCTGTTTTAGCTCTCCGAATGTAAAAGACATTACTCAATCCTTACGATAGCTGTGCCGGATGCCGCTGTTGGAAACTCTACTGTAAATGTTGAATTGCTAGAGCTTTGGTTGGCCCCGAAGTCATAACACGCAACAGCCTTGTTTGATTTACTGCTGTTATAAATTAAAGCGCCTCTTGCTGTAATAGTAGAGTTTGAGAAGGTTACATCGTTAAAATCAACAAACGCAACGCCATTGCTGGTGGTTGGCGCTACTGTTGTTAACGTTGCTCCTCCGGCAGTGTAAGCAGTGCCAGAGACTTCATCGCTTGTAGAATACGCTGTTGTTGCCGAGCCAAGTGTAGCGGTATCGGCATACAGAGCCATCTTAAATGTATCTGT